TTGTATCTCATTTGCAAACCCTTTAAATCCATCCTTAAATTCTAAACTTGCAATTTTCAAGGTACTAGAAATCATACCTTCAATTGGTGAGTCTCCTATTTGATTTGTTCTTCTAAATTCACCAGTTCTACCAACTGATTTCTGATCACCTGTATTTGGATTTTCTATTACATCATTTGCAAGAAACATATCTTTTTAATCAATAAATATTTTATTATTGATTTTCTTCTAAAAGTTTATCAATAGTATATCTACGAAAATACGTTGGCATTTTCATATAATCGGAATATGAAAGATTTATCTTTCTTGCGAGAAAGATATATTCATCAATTAATCTTACTTTATAATGAGAAGAAAGGCCGAAAAAATTCAACCCCAAAAGCAATATCAACAACTGCTCTTTCTCCTGACGGGGCTTTTACTTCTTTTGTTAAGTCTAATCTAGGTTCATTATCATATAAAAATTTTCTAATATACTTTGAATCCATGATTGGCATTGTTTCAATAAATTTTGAAATGTCTAATTTATTATTACTTCCATTAACTTCAATAATCATTTTATTTAACCTAACAGTAATTGTGGGAGCTGTTCTTCCTTGTGGGTACGTTTCCAAGATATTCTCAACCTCTATTGATTCTCTCATATTTAAAGGTTTGAGTTTTACGGTTGCCTTACTTCTTGGTAGTACAATTGTAAAAGTTCCATCACTTTCAGGCAGAGTGTCACATTTTTTAATATTTAATTCATCTAAAAGGATAGTTGCATCAAAAGGTTTACCTGTTGCAGGATCGTTGATACTTACAGTATATTCAGGACCAAATGATGTATTTCTTAAAAACAATAAAATTGCCTCAATATCTCCATCTAATAAATCTTCAGGTCTAATATCTGGTTCGTAAATTTTATTTCTTAATAATGGTAGGATTACGGTTTCTTTTATTGTTTTTCTCCCGTCCATATTAATTATAATATTTTCATCGGCAGCGGTTAAATAACCAACTTTAACACTTTTTTTCTTATTTGGATAGAAGACTCCACCAGAAGGTAGTGGTACCAAGTCGTGTGGTAGATTGAAATCCATTTGTCCGTATTCATTTACATTTACATCCATATACTTTTTGTTTTAAACATAGACTTAAAGAATTTATAGTAAACAAAAATCCCCATATATTTTGTATACGGGGATTGACTATTAAATAAATATTTTTCTAGTATACTAATATACAACGATCCATTTGAAGTGTGGCAGTAATATCCGCTAAACTGTCTTGGTTATACGCTAATGAACCGAAGTTTACATCTGTTAGGAAAGTACCCTCCAAAATCCACTTCTCAACAACAACACCTGTTGGATCCAACATTTCCAAGTCAACATTTTGTTTGTAACCTGCGGCATACCCCATACGTCCTGTAACAGATTCTGCACACAAACGAACCCACTCCATAAGGGCTTGTGATGCCGATGGTCCGATTGGATCTCTAAATTTAACTTGGATAGAGTTCCAAATAAAACGTCCTGCAACATAGGTTGATGTGTTTAAGAAAGGTATTTCCGTTGCGTTAATTTTTATTGATGGTCTGGCTGCGGTTTCCACGAACCATTCATTGATACCCAAACTTGATGGAAATCTTACAATAAACCTGTTCTGTCTTTTCGGTTCATACGGAACTGGCATTTTCATTAATAAATCAGCCATAATTTTATAAATTTTTTTCTTTTATGTTTATTTCTTTGTTTTATAAATACTTTATCAAAATTTTTTTTTCTATTTACTTTGTTTTTTTTTCAAAATATACTTAACTAGACTTAGGATTTAATATTAATATGGTTTCTTTTCTCCTCCTGCTGTTAAATAAGTCTTTAATATATTATCATCTTTTTTACTAAAATGTTGTTTCATAGTTTCTACATTTCTTACATCGTCATCTGAAAAACCAATAAATGGTGTAAAGTAATTACTAATCTTATTTTTCATAAATGCCTTCTTTTGAAGTTGATTTGACATTTGTTTGACATAACTAACAAACTCCTCCATTGCATTTATTTTTCCTTGTTCAGGATTTGTAGCACTTCCTTCACCAAATGAAACTGGGTAAAATCTACACATATCAAGATATGTTCTAATTAGTTGATCCTTTGTAAGTTTATCCTCATCTGCCAATTCTCTATATTTTATTAAATTTTTTGCTAACTGATTTGAGTCAATCCCGTGCATATTTTTTTTAATTAAATTATAGACGGCTTGTTTTAACACTGATGGTGTGTGCCCTCTTGCTGTAACAATTGAAAATATTGAGCCCTTATTAATCGCCTCAACAAAATCATCCCAAGCAGGTCCTGTCGGAGCATCCATAGCATCACGGAGAAAGTTTTTATCTCCTGTTACTCTAAAGTCTCTAAACGGATCCTCATCAAAATCAACAATTTCTTTACCCTCGTAATTAAAAGGTTCTTTTCCAATTTCTGTTCTATATTCGGCAAAATCTTCAGTTGACATACCAACAGATCTTCCGTTTTTATCTTTTAGGTAAATTTTTGTTGGCATGAACATTAAGTTGTCGTCCCAATCAAATGCGTAATATTTCATTACTGGGGTAGATGAATCGTCTATGATTTCATTTATAATTTGTCTAACTATTCTCTTGTAATTCATAATAATAAATATTAGATAAAATAAAAAAGGGGTGAAACCACCCCTTTTTAATTGTTTTTTATTCTTTATACATCATCAAAGGATGCCCCTGTTGGTGTAATGTAGAATGTGATGTCAATAAACTCAAGAGATTTAGTTGGTTTGATGTAGATTTTACCTACCATCTGATTCTTATCTAAATCTTCTGTGTCATTTGATACAGTCACTCGGAAGTCATATAAACCTCTATCTCTTCTGATTGCATCAAGAATAGGGTTAACCGCATTCAAGAAGTCTTGTCTTACTTGTTGATCGTTTTGATCGAACAACAATCTTACAGAAACCGCAGAAATTAACTTTCTTGCTTGAAGGAGTAGTCTTCTTACGTTAATTCTGTCAAGTGCAGACTCTCTTACTTGTAGAGTTTTGTTACCCCATATTACTGTTCCTACGTCAGCAAAAGTTGCGATTGGATTAATTCTTCCAAGATACAATACATCTCTATCCTCTTGTGTTAACTTCTTACGAGCTTTAATCGCATTTACAATACCACGAGTGTAACCTGCCGCAGCAAACCAAGGGAAAGCAATGTTATCAGTTAACGCCATATTTCTTGTAACTTCAGCAGTTGCAGGGATATAGATTTGTGTATTATTAACCGTATCTCTTGTAAGAACCCAAGGATAGTAAGTTGCAGTATAGTTAGAATCAATACCTGTTTCTTCAAGTAAATCAACCGCTTCTTGAGGGTAGATTAAACCATCTTGTCCTGTAGTTGTAGGTAAGAACATATTGTAGTCAGGCATTGTTGTAATATACAATGAATCCGCTCTCTCGTTTTCAATCATATCAATTGTTCTTTCCACCAAATCTGAATTATTATATAAATCAATACCTGGAGTTGTGAACAAGTTAATATTAACTGCTTCAGGGTTAGCAAAAGTTCTAATACCTAACATATATGCGTAGTAGTCAGTGTTACCATACTCTATTGTACCATCACCAATTGCAATTTGTTTGAATAAACCGTTACCTTTACCTTTAGGATATCTTACAGAAGGACAAGCCCCATTAAGGAAACCATTTCTTCCTAATGTAAATTTATCACCATTTGTTCTATATTCTCTATAGATATCCCATCCATCAAATCCACCATATACAAATGTTGTGAATTTTCTTGCATTTAATCTGTAATAAGGGTCATCTACATTTGTAGGTTCTGATGAGAATGATGCAACACCGCATTCAAAAGCTGGTGTACCACTAGATGCGAAAGTACTATTGATTGTAATACCACTTGCGAATTGATCCATATGGAAACCTTTAGTTTTGAAGTTCCAATCCAATCCTTCACCGTCACAAATATTAAATGGTTTTCTTTTTCCTTTATATTGGAAGAAGTCACTGTCCCAACCCCAATAAGAAGATATACCTAAATATGTTCTTCTTACGTTGTCACCTGCACTTACAAATGCGTCGTCACCTCCTGAAGCTAAACCAAATGGTGGGTTAAATACTGTTTCACCTGGTGTAAAATATTTAGTTTTGTAAATTGGGAATGGTGAACGAGAACCTGGATATTCTCTAAAAGTATATCCCTCAAACCCACAAGGAATTGAATCTACAGGTGCGTCCTCATTCATCTCAATCAAAATATACTTTGATTTTAATTCGTACTCACCGTCTAATGTTCCAATTTTTTTAGCAATAAAGTTATATTGTGAAGGATCCATAGAACAACTTGTGAATTTCTCCAAAACAACTGGATTTGAATCAGTATCAAAATAATCTCTAACTAAAACTGTAAATGTTTCGTTATTAAAGGATAAGTCAGTAAACGATATTTTAATTTCTGTGTTTGCCGTATTTCCATCGGAAATTGAGTAAACCTTGAACATATTGTACACTTTATTACCTCTCAATTCGGAAACTACCCAAGGGGTACTAGGTGACTGGAATCTCTCTAAATAATATCCTAAAGATGTTGTGTCGTTACTTTGAGCGCCCTCTGTTGTGGTAAATTTACTTCTTAAACCTCTAATGTAACCCTTACTCCAAGCGTAGTTTAATAAGTTAAGGTATGATTCCTCAATCATTAATGGGACTTGGGTTCTAGGTTTTTCAAAGTTACCTCTACCAAATACTTTATTAATATTTTTAGCATCACCAGCAGAAAGTGAAACCTCAAAATCAAATTCAGTACCTTCATAGTTTGTTACACCTATACTAAAAGTTGAGAAAGGATTTTTAAGTGCACCTTGATATTGCCCCGTCATATCTAATGTTACATCTGTAACACCTGTAACCTCAAATAATGGATTAATTTCGTTCGCATAAGTTGATATACCTCTCGATCTTAAAGTTGTTACAACTAAATCATCATAGTCGGTATATGATGTTCCCGTATAATAATATAACATACCAACAATAGAACCTGTATAACATAAATTAGGTATTGGTGGTTCTGTTGTTGTGGTTGTAACAGGAAGAATAGGGTCACAAGTAAATACAGTGTTTATAGTAACATCACCCACATCCAAAATTGCAGGATCTGTTGATGTTAAATTTGTTACGGTTGCTGTTAAATCTAAATTTTGATAACTTTGATTTGGATAACTTACAATAGTACAGCCACTAATTTCACCTGCTTGAAGTGTCACTGTCCCTGGAATAATTATTGGTAACCCTGAAAGTACTCCTAATGTAATATCAAAACCTAATGTTACGTCACCTGTTACAGGGAAATTAGCAGTTAAACAATACTCAACGACTACAGAACCTGGAGCAACCGTAATAACCAAATTATAAAAATTCGGTGTCATTGATGTAGTTGTTGTTGTTGAAGGTCCGAACATAAAGGGAGTGAAAGGATTAACTAATGTATATGTGTTAGTTAAACTTAACCCTGTTACTGTTGTAAAGAATGAAAACCCTGAATATAAACCTGCATTTGTATTTTGGAATAACGCATAATACCATGTGTCATTAGATGATGCGGATGGGTTTGATAATTCAAATACAACATTGTCAACATCCATTACATTTGTAAATGCGGTATAGCCCGCAGCAGTTAAGAAATTGTAATCATTTTGTGGTACTGAACCATAATAATTAATAGTTGTCTCTTCGGCTAAAGGCACATTGTCACTTGTAATAATGTTAGAAATCATATTATTAATTTCTGTTTGGAGTGTTGTAAAACTTCCATCAAAATTTTCATACGAACTAGCCAAAATGTTTTGGATTTCAATTGGGAATGTTGTTAAGTAACTCACTTGTTCTCCTAAAGTACAAGCACTAAAGTCTACCACAAAAGGTAGTTCTTTTCTTACTAAACAGTCAAACAAACACTGTGGTGTTGTACCTGCACTTAAACACCAATAATCTAAAGTTGATGGGTTTAAGTTTGCTGATGTTGTTATAGACCAAGATGGACCCGCATCATAACCTGAAAGTCCAAGAATTCTTGTAACAAATAATTGATTAGATTGTTGTAAATACGCCTTCGCAATATACGAAGCTTCGTATTTAGGAATTTGTGTATTCACAAATTTTTCTGGTAGTGTTCCACCAAAATACTGTTGGTATTCATCGTAGTTTCTTACGAAAATAGGTTCAAAAGCAGGACCTTTTATCGTTTCACCTACAATACCTAAAGTCGTAACCCCGACGCTTTGAGCAACAAAACTCAAATCTACTTCTGAGGTATAAACACCTGGTGACACAAAAACTTTACTATTAGTAGCCATTTTGTTTAATAAGTTTATAATTTATTTCTTTATAAATATTAGTGATTTTAACAAAAACTTTACTTATGTAAAAGTATTTATATTTTGGTAAGATTTTTTTCTACCTTTTTTCTACTTATGGATAAAGAACCTAAAAAAATAAAGAATCTTAAGATTAGTGTAGACGCACATGACGTTTTGAAAAGTTACTGTGATAAAAGAGGAATTAAGATGTACAAGTTCTTGGAAAACTTAATTTACGAAAAATGTAAAGAAAAAAAAGACATATATGGTGAAAGTTAAACAGGACTTTCAATATATGTTACATCAGAACTTTTGGTCGCATCTACTTTTGTTACGATAAATAAAACGGTATCGTTTGTATTAATTTGTAGTTCTGTTAAATCTTGTCCATAATAATCACCATTAATGAAAACTTGAAAAGAACTTACATTATCCGTTGAGGTTAAATATAAATTTAATGTGTAATTATAAACTTCCTCATACTCATTTTCACCAATTGGAAAATTAATGTTTATTGTTGCAGGTTCGGGTGGGTTCCTTCTATTTTGTCTTTTCTTCTTATAGGGAACTTCTGTTTCATAGAGTTGAAATGTTCTTGTAATTGCAGGACTAACCTCAAATTGATCTTCATCAATTAAAAACCCCATCATCGTAAATTCATATTTCTGAATGTAATATTTTCTTTTTTCCAAATCCATAACAGATTCGTCAGATATACTATTCATTTTAATTGGGATATAGTGTCCTTTTATATTTTGGTATGCTTGTAATGATGCAAACTTCTCAATTACTATCTGATTGAATTTATTTATTTCTCTCATTCTATTACAAACAATTGCAACAGTATAGGTTATATCTACAGGTACTGGTTGTGGTATTTTATATATGTCAAATCCATTTTTGTTTCCATCCCAAGTTGGGACTTTAGCATAAAAATATAATTTCCTATTAGGTATGTTGTAAACAATAGATGGGTTGTTACCATATTTTACTTCAGGAGTTCTTATTACTGAAATGAAAGGTGGTTCCGTATTTTTGTCTATATTTTGAAAGTTCCATGTTTGGACAAATTGTGCCCAATTTTGAGTAGTAATCAAAATATCAACCATCGGAATAGTTTTTCCCTCAACAACACATTTAAGTTCGTCACGAACAAAATCTAAAAACCCCCTATCCAAATCAGCGTGTAATAAACTCTTTGGTAAAAAAGTTCCATCAACCTCAATCATATCCCTCAACTCCCTTCTTCTTGGTAAAAGAGTTTTGGGTGTTGTTAAAGGTATGTATTTTTTTATTTTTTTAGGTAATCCCATTATTATAGTGCTCTAAATTCGT